CTTTATGACTCTCCTGTTGAAATTGAATTATCCAATCTCAATGCAAGTGATAAATTAAAGGATAAAATTAGAGAAGAATTTAAATATATCAAAGAACTCTTGGATTTTGATAGAAAATCTCATGAGATTTTTAGAAACTGGTATGTAGATGGAAAGTTATATTATCTCAAAGTAATTGATATTAAAAAACCTCAAGAAGGTATTCAGGATCTGAGATATATTGATCCTATGAAGATGAAATTTGTTCGTCAAGAAAAGAAAAAAAATAGACAATCTTTAATTAATGTAAACGCAATACAAGAGACTGATAAAGTATTTTTTCCAGAAATTGAAGAATATTTTTTATACTCTCCAAATCCACAATATGCGTCAGGGTCATTTTCTAGTGGAGGATCTCAGAAGCAAATCAAAATTGCAAAGGATTCAGTCACATATGTGACTTCTGGTTTAGTAGATAGAAATAAAGGTACAATTCTTTCATATCTCAATAAAGCAATTAAGGCACTCAATCAATTAAGAATGATTGAGGATTCTTTGGTAATCTATAGATTATCTCGCGCACCAGAAAGAAGAATTTTTTATATTGATGTTGGCAATCTTCCTAAGGTAAAGGCAGAGCAGTACCTCAAGGAAGTTATGTCTCGTTACAGGAATAAGTTGATTTATGATGCTTCTACTGGAGAAGTAAGAGATGATCGTAAGCATATGAGTATGCTTGAAGATTTTTGGTTACCTCGTAGAGAAGGTGGTAGAGGAACCGAAATTACAACACTTCCAGGTGGTCAGAATCTTGGAGAACTTTCTGATATTGAATATTTTCAAAAGAAACTTTATAGAGCACTATGTGTCCCAGAATCCAGAATAACTGGTAGTGGAGATGGATTCAATCTTGGTAGATCATCAGAAATTCTTAGAGATGAACTAAAATTCTCCAAATTTGTTGGTCGTTTAAGAAAAAGATTTGCTAATTTATTTGGTGATATGCTCAAAACTCAATTAGTTTTGAAGAATATTGTCACACCAGAAGATTGGGATGCAATGAGCGATCATATTCAATATGATTTCTTATATGATAATCAATTTGCAGAATTAAAAGAATCGGAATTGATTGGTGAAAGACTTGGAATTCTTGCAACTATCGAACCTTATATTGGAAAATATTATTCACAAGAATATGTTCGTAGGAAAGTACTTCGTCAAACTGATACGGAAATTATTGAGATTGATAAGCAGATTAAGTCGGAAATTAAAAAAGGTATTATTCCAGATCCATCAGCAGTAGATCCAATTACTGGAGAACCTTTACCACCTCCAGATCAAAGTGGAATTGATCCTGCAACGGGTCAACCAATGGATCAAATGCCACAAGATCAAGGTATTAATCAACAATTAGAGGCACCATTACCAGCTCCGGTGCCATCTCCTAAGGAAGTTAAAAAAGCGGAGATATAAATAATCATTATAATACTATATTAAATTTTCATGGAAGAGCTTATAGATTTGATCGCTACAGATTCTGCACCATCTGAAGTTAGTGATAAAATCAAAGATTTATTATTTGCTAAGGCATCTGAAAGAATTGAAGGGGCGAAACCATATGTCGCCTCATCATTATTTGGTGGAGAAACTGATGAAGATTATACCGAGGATGAGGAATAATGGCAACAAAAATTGTTCAAAATATAAACAGAATTTCTCCAACTGTTTCTACAGCTGCGACTAGTAATCCAATTGCTCTTAAAAGTGGATATCTCAGAGTATCTACCGGATTAACTGGAGTATATGCTGAAAGTGGTAGTAATCCAACTGCTACAGTTAATTCATTTTATCTTCCACCATATACTTCGGAAGTTTTAAAAGAACGAATTGCTAGGCAACAAATCTTAGGAATTACTACTGGATCCACTACTCTTGTTATTTTTGGTGAAAATTGTGGCAATCCTTTCATAGTTGGGGATTATGTAGCAATTGAAAATGCATATCCTGCTGGAATTAATACCAATTACGCATTGATTTCCGATAAAACAAATTCTTCAGTAACTATTAATTACAATAGCACCTCGATTACTGGAGTTGCTGTGACTGGTGCAACTCTTGCAAGAAGTGTAAAGGTATCTGCTCTTGCAGATGGAACAAATACAAATTTAAGTATTACAGAAATAGTTCAATTAGTTTCCGAATAAAAATGAAACTCATCACAGAAGAAGTACAAAAAGTCAAATTCATCACCGAAGGTAAGGGTGCCGAAAAGAAAATGTTCATTGAGGGTATTTTTCTTCAAGGAGATATCTGTAATCGTAACGGAAGAATGTATCCAATGGAAATTTTGATGAAAGAAGTAAATCGTTACAATGAGGCATTTGTCTGTAAGGGTCGTGCTCTTGGAGAACTTGGACATCCTGATGGTCCTACCGTCAATCTTGACCGAGTTTCTCATATGATTACATCTCTTGTTCGTGAGGGAAGAAATATTCAAGGTAGAGCACAACTTCTAGAAACTCCAATGGGCAAAATTGCCAAAGCACTTATTGGTGAAGGTGTTTGTCTTGGAGTTTCTTCTCGTGGTGTTGGATCACTCCAAATGACTAATGAAGGTCATAAGGTAGTTGGTCCAGATTTTATGCTCGCAACAGCTGCTGATATTGTTGCAGATCCTTCTGCTCCTGATGCTTTTGTTCAAGGAATTATGGAAGGAAAAGAGTGGGTTTGGGATGGAGGAATTCTTAAAGAACAACTTGCATCCAAAACTCAAAGAAGAATCAACACTTTAGTTGATCAAAAAAGATTAGATGAACATAAGGTTCATCTATTCCAAGATTTTTTATCAAATCTTTAAATTATAAATAAATATAGATTATATACAAAGATCTAAAATGTCCGTTGGTAGAAATTTACAAGAAATGGAAAACGTAGTAACCAAAGGAGCCGCATCCGCTGAACCAATGCAAAAGTTGTCCAATGGAATTCCTCCCGGACAAACTGGTGCATGGGAAGATTTGGGTGGACCTACTCCAGAAAATTATCGCTCAGATGACGATTCAGCAAAACTGAACACTCCTGGTGCAACTCTTCAACAAGTCAAGAATGTTGTTAATGCTAAGGCTGCAGCAGCAGATCCCATGCGGCAGACGATGAAAAAGGAAGATGCTGAATATGATGAAGATGATGCAATTTTAGAATCTGCAGAAGAAGACGAAGAAGGAGAGAATGAAGATTCTTTAGAAGAATCTGAAGAAGATGATGAAGTCGAAGAGGAGTATGACATCGAAGAAGATGTCAATGCTCTTCTTGCTGGTGAGGAACTTTCCGAAGAATTCCAAGAGAAAGCAAGAACTATTTTTGAAACTGCTATCAGATCAAAAGTATCTGAAATCAAAGAGCAGATTCAAGAAAGTTATGAAAATGCACTTATCGAAGAAGTTGAAATTATTAAGCAAGGACTCATTGAAAGAGTTGATGCTTATCTTGAGTATGTTGCCGATGAGTGGGTTTCAGATAATGCCCTTGCAATTGAGCAAGGTCTTAAAACTGAAATGACCGAATCATTCCTTGAAGGAATGAAGGGTCTTTTTGAAGATCATTATGTATCAATCCCTGAAGAGAAATATGATGTAATCGAGAGTATGGTAGATAAACTTGATGAAATGGAAGAAAAACTCAACGAGCAAATTGAAAGAAATATTGCTCTTAATAACAGATTAGCAGAGTCAGTTGCCGATGTAATCTTTGCAGATGTCGCTGAGGGTCTCGCACTTTCTCAGAAGGACAAACTCGCTTCTCTTGCAGAAAATGTTGAGTTTGATAGTGAGTCAGACTATCGTGAGAAACTGGTAACTTTAAGGGAATCATATTTCCCATCTAATGCTGGTACTCAAAGAGAAGTTACTGAGAATTTATCTGAAAGCGTAGAATATCCAGAAACTTCACAAGTAAGTGGAATTATGGAAAGTTATCTCTCAGTTCTCAGCAGAACTACTAAGTGATTTTTATATAATAATAAATCAAACTAACACGTTTTAAATAGAGGTAAAACAAATGCAGATGTTCAATGCAGAATATTTGCAGGAGAAGTGGGCACCAATCCTGGACTATCAGGGACTTGATTCTATCAAGGATTCTCATCGTAGAATGGTTACCGCTGTCCTGCTCGAAAACCAAGAAAAAACTCTCCGCGAAGAGCGTGAGTTCCTTTCAGAAGGTCCAACAAGCAACACACAATCGGGTACTTATGGTGGTGCTAATGCCGCTGGTTTCAGTGGTAGTGCTACTTCACCTGTTGCAGGTTTCGATCCAGTTCTGATCTCCTTGATCAGACGCGCAATGCCTAACTTGGTCGCTTATGACCTCGCAGGTGTTCAACCAATGAACGGTCCTACCGGACTTATCTTCGCAATGCGTTCGAAGTATAAGACTCAAGATGGTACGGAAGCACTCTTCAATGAAGTGGATTCCGCATTCTCCGGACAAGATTCAAGCTTTGCTCAAGACGAAGGTTGGACAAATGGAAATGTAGGTCTTGGTACTACTACACAAGCATCAGGATCAAACCCAGGTCTTCTCAATCCAACCATCCAAGGTGGTGGTGGAGCAGCAACCGGTGACGCTACTACCTACAATGTGGGTCAAGGTATGCGTACTGATAACGCAGAAAATCTTGGACAGTCTGGTGGTCCTCAGTTCAACGAAATGTCTTTCTCAATCGAGAAAGTTACCGTTACTGCAAAGTCACGCGCTCTGAAAGCTGAGTACTCACTCGAACTTGCACAAGACCTTAAGGCAATTCATGGTCTGAATGCTGAAGCGGAATTGGCAAATCTTCTCTCCACAGAGATTCTTGCTGAAATCAACCGCGAAGTTATTCGTACCATCTATAATGTTGCTGAGTCTGGTGCTCAAGTAAACGTTGCTACCGCTGGTACTTTTGACCTTGATGTTGACTCCAACGGTCGTTGGTCAGTTGAGAAGTTCAAAGGTCTTATCTTCCAAATCGAGCGCGATGCTAACGCAATCGCACAAAGAACTCGTAGAGGAAAGGGTAACATGATCCTCTGCTCCGCTGATGTTGCTTCGGCGCTCACCATGGCAGGTGTTCTTGATTACACCCCAGCACTTAATGCTAACCTTAATGTTGATGACACTGGCAATACTTTTGCTGGTATTCTTCAAGGTAAGTACAAAGTCTACATTGACCCATATTCGGCAAATGTAGATGCTAACCAATACTATGTTGTTGGTTATAAGGGTACTTCTCCTTATGATGCAGGTCTCTTCTATTGTCCATATGTTCCTCTCCAAATGGTTCGTGC